TTTCTTCCTGCATCATCATTTCGATTATCTTATTTTCTACTTCGACTTCAATCCAAGACCAGTCATTTGTAATCTGCAAATTTGAATATTTGGCAATCCTAGTAATCGTCTCAAGGACTTCCATCAAATTTACAGAATTAAATAAATTATTATCGTTGATTGTAAGCTGGACCGGATGTGCCTGATGGCAGTTTTCACAGACGATTACAAAATTGTTTTTTACGCCGCAATAGTTTTCATCGATTATTGATTTTAGCGTAACGTAATCATAGGCAGAAATATTCGTTATGAAATCAACTTTTTCTTCAAAATTCATAGAATCTTCATCGATATACAATGCGATGTCTTCGATTTCATCATTCGTAATTATGCCAGAATCTTTATATTTCGGAAGGCTCAATTTAAAAGTCTTTCCGGTATCTTGCAAATAAACACTGTCGATAAACGGCTTTTCTATATGGGCAAACTTTATCTGTTCAAGAGAAATGCTTTCTTCTATCGGTTGGCCGCATCCTGAACATTCAGGTATTCTTATCGTATAGCCGGTTTTTGAAGTAAAGCTATTGAGACGAATCCAGAAAATAAGATACATCCTGTCAGCAAGGTATAAATCCTCAAATTCCATTCCTTCAAGAATCGTACATTTTTCAAGAAGTTCGTTACATACGCTTGTCGCCGTTTCAGGAAGCATTGTAGACAAAAACTTGACTTCGAGAACAGTCATTGAACGTATCTTTATCTTGATATTTTTCGGGTACATCAAACCACGCGTAGGTAAATCGTACGGATTTATTCGCCAGTAGTTATATCTGTCATAATCATGAAAAAACATTATACACCCGTTCTGTTCAAATTGATTTTTGCAATCCCGTTAAATACACCAGGACCGAATGCGCCTACGTAAGGAGTCGGCACGGTTATAATTTTCTTTAATGCGCCTTCGAGTTTTTCCTGTATCTTATTCCATATCTTCTCTGTAATATCAGGGTTCTTTTCCGGATCAGGATCCATTTGACTGAGCTCGATAAATAATGTCTGCGCGATTCCGAAGAAATGCGCCGTTGCCAACGGGCATATGCAGACGCCTGGTATTAGCGGGGCGGCACTCCATGTAGTTAATGATGAAGTTATTTTTAAACCTATATAGTTGAAAAGATTGGCGAGACCTCCGGTAGGAACCGAAACCGCGCTCAATACTTCAGGTACAAGGAGCTGAAATGTTTCAAAAACCGGCTTACATATCTTAAGCGGGGTAGTGGCAGTTCCTAACTGAAACGTAGTACCTGACGGATATGTTACAACTCCGTAAATATCGCAGTTTACGCCGATGAAATAATTACGCAACCATTGGTTTAATCCATTAGTCAAATGCTTAATGGTTTCAAACTGTGTCGCCGTATCAGGCTTCATAGTATCGAATCTCGGTTTAAGACAATTTTTATACAAGTTAATCATTATTTAAAGTCCGCCCAGAAGTCTTCGTTATATTCGTTGGCATCAGCCATCATATCTACAGTCATTTCATCTTGTTCTTTCTTGTCTTCGACATGTCTGATATTGTCCATATCGATTTCAGGCTGCATTGTAGCGTAGACTGCCCAGTAAAGCGCGGAAACGGTGTCGTCATGACAACCCTTAACAGCCTTGAAAACGTTAGGCGTATTCTGTTCTTCGAATGTCGACAATTCCTTAATAGTAACGGCGTTATGGACTTTTAAGAATCCAGCATCCATGACTCTCTGTAGTTCCATGCACGCATCAAGTTTCGAACGCTTGTCAGCCTTGGTACCGAGGCCGTGTCCGGCTTTTTCGGTATTAATCATATTCGTATTCTCGAGCGTATACCAAAGTTCTTCAGCTACCTGTTTTCCGACGTCGTTATTTTCGAGAATGTAATAAGCATTGTTGTACATCTTCGATATGAAGTCAATTTTTCTTGAGAACTCACCCGGCTTGACGGTATTCGAACGGTAGATTGCAACCTGTTCCATATCGTTTTTCGCACGGATTTCTATAACCTGTACGCACGCATAGTCACCCCCGACACCTGAACAGCAGTCGACTCCCATGACGTATAGAGCGCCAGGCTTAGGTCTAGCATAGATTTCAAGAGTAAGGTCTTCAAACAACGTTTCGATAGGTTCGGATTCCATAAGCTTCTCGAGGCATTCTGAAGAAATAAGCGTCGGAGAAGAACCTATGAAAGAGCAGTTATGGTTTATAAGCCCGTTATTTGTCGAATAAAGCCCTCCGTCGACGTTTACGGGTGTATACACAGTTCGTTTTCCAAGTTCCTCTATAGAAACGACCGTGCTTTCGCCGAACTGGGTATTCTTTACCAAATCTCCCGGTTTTAACTTACAGGCTTCAAGCTCAGTTCCGTCTGGAAGCGTGAGTCTGTGGTCGTCAGAGCACTTGATTTCGCAATTATCGAAAACTACATGTAATGTATCTGCAAGTTTTTTAGAGAAGCCTTCGAACTTCTTGTATTTTTCACCGAGTTTGATAAACATATTTTTCTTAGGTCAGGTTATTTATATTGAATTTCTTTATTTTCTTATATTCCTTCGCGTCCCTGTATGAAACGATGTCGATTCTTGTATTATGCGGCTCGATTTCTTCCGGATGCATAATCTTAATCATATTCCAGCTGGCAAGCAGGAAGGCTATAGAGTTCCTGCGCTGAATATCTTCAAGAGATACGTTGCCGAATCCGTGATAGCCGGTCTTGCTCGTACCCATGGTAAATAGCTGCTTGAAGTGAGCCAGATAGAAAGAATCGAAGTTCTTGTAAAGGTGACACGACTGGTAAATAATCTTGTTGACCTTATCTACGATACCGATTCTGGTCAGTGTCTCGTTGATAATGCGTTCGTCGACAAGAGGCTTGATAAGAAGCAATTTGTTAGTTTCGTACATATCAGTATTCCTCAGGTTTCCAGTCAAAATCTTTCATTTCGTTTGCAAACATGACGTCGGCAACGTGGGAAGGATCCAGTTCTTCGGTAATACTTTCAGAAAAACATTTCATGAGGACATTCTTCGTCCTCGTATATCTTACTATGTCGGATTCGTCAAGCTTAGAGAACCCGTAACCTGTATAACCCTTTTCTGTATAGACACGGTTGATTTCTTCGACGAGCTTCGTAACGTCGATATATTTGGAATTATAGAAGAGATATTTTTTATCACCGATAATCCTTGCAGTCCATACGGCAGGGTTGGCTGACGCTAGGATGTCGTCAACCGTTTCATCTTTGTCGGCAGGGCGGACAATCGTATTCCTCGACATCTCGTCCGTAGTCTTGTCGACTTCTTCACACATGTATTGTTTAAACGTCATACATTATTTATAAAAAAGACCGCCTTGTACGGGCGGTCTCTTTCAAAATCCGAATAAATACTAGATTTTCGGCAAGAAGAACGATGGAGAGAACGGAATCGGAACTTCGATTTCCTCGTCGCAATGAGCGCACTTGAACTTGCCGTAAGGCGTAGCGATGAACATGTAGTCACTGACAAGGTTCGTAAACTTCGTGAACGACATGCCGTCGAGCTCGGTAAGGTATTCGTATGCCGTAATCAAGGAAACGTCGCGGCCGTTAATCTTGGTAATGTAACTGGAAAAGTCAAGAAGACCCGTATCGATATCAAGGTCTACGTTCGGGTCGTTCTTAATCTTGTCGACTGCCATTTCTGTATTGATTGTCGGGTATTCGATTGTAATCTGGTCGCCGTTGATGTCAAAATATTCCGGCAGGGGCTTTTCATAATAAGTAACTGCTAGGTTTTTCAATACGAAATCATAATGTGCGATTGTATCACAGTTCTTGCACTTATGACGAACCTTAAACGGGATGTCGTTATAGGTGAACGAACGAAGATAGAAAATGAGCCAAATCTTATCGGCTACAAGAATCTTCGTATAATCAAAACCGTTACCGTCCCAGATGGAAGACTTTAAAATATTGTTGATAACAAAATTTGAATTCTGTTCCGTGATAGTTGCGAGTTTCTTAATGTTGATAGTGGACAGTTTCTTTACATAAATCTTGTCTGGATAGAACATTCCTTTGGAAGGAAGTAAACTCTTGTCCAACAGTATGGCGCCTTTAGGCGGCTGATTCGTGATGTCTGCAAGAATACTGTTCAGGCTGTTATTCTTAGGATCGTTGCTGATGTCTATTTTTTCTGATTTCATATATTCACCTTTAAGTTTTTAACATCTTATTTATAAGATTATTTGTGAACCGATATAATCCTCATCTTTTGGACAATGTGATTGCTCGAGATCTAGAGCCTAATGTAGGAAACATTAGACTTCAAGACTGTCACTTTTGGCATAAAGCTTCATGTCTCGATCCTTGGGAATTACACTGCAGCTTACGGGGCGGTCATCCTGTACTCCGACTACATCTACAGAAACCATGGCGGCTAAATTTACAGATTGTCAGTCTGTAATTCGCTGACGTTAAGCATTAACCGTAACCTCGAAAGGCTCGAGATAAACCGGTTCATTTCTGGAAAACCCACGTCTCAAGTTTTCAATGGCTAACCCTCTACCGACAGTTCCATTGGATTGGTCTTCGCTCCGAGGAATTAGACTAGCTATGTTTGGTTTCAAATATAGTAAAAAAACTTTTTACGTAAAAATATTTTAATAAAAATCTGAAAATATCTTAATGTCTTCTGGCTTTTACAGTTTCTTCTTTATTAAGTTGAGAATTTCCGCGAAGTCCCTGCTTTACTGCATTGAGTAATTGACGAACATCGTCAGGAGTACCTTCCATTTTTCCAGAAGTTACATCAAGCATACCATGTGAATATCCAGAAACAGAGTTAATATATTCATCCGTAATGATGTCGTTTATTGTTTTACCAGTACGTTTTGCTTCTTTTTCAGCTTCGCTACGGATAGTAGAACCGAAAAGATATGCTGCATTTAAGCTACCGTCAGTTATAGCTTCTGAGAACATATTTTTAATTTTCATCGTAGTATTCGAACCATCTGAAGCAATAGCCTTCTTCGTACCGGAAATACCGTGTTCATAGTTCATTACGAGCTGCTTATCGTTTTCCATAGTTTCAGCTGTATATTGTTGGCCTTTACGTCTATTGAATTCTTCTTGAGAAATTTCAATATAATCAACGCCTTTTTGACCTGAACCAGCCTGTCTTACATAATATTTGCCTTCTTCAGATTCTACGACAGCAACTGCGCCGACAAGTTCAAGGGCGACGGCTCGATCTGCGTTTTCGTTGTTCTTATTGGAATTTGTACCTTTCGCAGCAGAACTCTTGTTACCTTCATATAATCTTTTCGTATCAAATACCA